GATATACTGATTGGGCATTTAATTTACCTCCTCTGCAATGTAAACTGTAACTCCATTTTGAACGTTACTGGTTTCGAAATATGGGACTTTTTGAACTGTCACATCTTTCTTAAGCACCTTGTTGGCAGTGGGCAAAACCTGAGTATTAAAAGCGCTCGGTACCACTTCATATTCTCCCGAATAGACATTGTAGTTTATCACAGCAGATAGTTTACCAGATAAACCGCCTTTACAGGATAATTCGCCAGACAGTGTGCATAGTCCCGAGATATGTCCAGTAAGGCATTCGAACGCTTTTATACTGCTCATATCAATGCACCTCTTCCGTCAGCTTAAGAGTTGCTTTGGTAATGAAGGTGTCCACTTCTCCCGTTACTTTTGTCAGCTCGATGTCGTAGACATACTTGCCAAATGCAAGCGGCTTGGTGTCTTCTGGCTCAATGACTAAAATCATTGTGTCGATCGGGATTTCTTTGATGAGGAGAGGTGCTCCGTCTTCGTAGTCAGTTTTCATTGCGAACCGAATACGATCCCCTTTAACAGGAACATACTGATTACCCTCCGAGTCAGTGATTGTGATAAGAGCCGTAAAAGTGTCTCCTCTGGTCAGCGTAATCATTGTCCCTGAAACAGAGTAACTCATAATCTCACCTCCTGTTAAACCTGCATTCCATTTTCTCCTTTATAAGTGTAAGTCGATTTGTGAATGGGTAATTTATTAACTTCCATCATAATTCGCTTGGCTGAGCCATTACCGCCTAATTTCTCATAAGGCTTATATAAGTATTCGTACAAATTCTCGTACTCGTCCTGCGAAATCCAGCCTCTCTCAACGTAGACCATGCCGAGATAGATAATGCGATCATGAGCCAGACCAATGAGCATTTGCGTTTCAAGATTATTTTGCTTATTCTCAGCAGCTTTTCGTTTGCTTCGCTCCTGGATGTATGCCCAAAATCCAGAAGAAGCAAGTATCGTCCCCAAAATGGTTAATAGCGTTTGCAACCAGGGTTCCATTTCCATATATCATCCTCCTTGAAGTCATAAATGAAATAAGAAGCTTGTAGGAAATATCACCCCAAACCTCTTTTAATTAGGCGAGGGAGCCCACCGTGAAGTAGACTCCCTGCCAATTTCGGTTAATCCACCGGATTACCGTTTTCGTCAAGGCCGAGAGCTTCCAGATCAGCCTTAACAGCAGCCTTGAACTTTGCCGGAACCTGATTAAAGGTTCGACGACCTGCGATGATGAGTGCGACATACAGTGCTACCATGTTGTTACCTCCTATCAAAATTTTGGATAAAATATAAAACATGGTTACTCCTCCTCAGCGATAAGATCGCCGTTGGTATCGTAGCCATATTCTAACAATTTTGCCTCGACATCTGCCTTAAATTTTTCAGGCACCTGGTCGAAGGTTCTACGCTTATTGATGATAAGCGTGGCATAAAGATTGACCATTTTTGCTACCTCCTCATTAAGGAATCATTGCTGCGACAGCATCATACAGATCAGCAATTGCTTCCATGATGGCAAGCTGCTGGGAATCACCAGTTTCCTGACCTGCCATGAGCTGAACAATGTTGTCCGAATCATTCGTGCCTTTAATGGCGTTTTCAGCCATAAGCAGATTGGTGTATTCATTGAACTCCTGAGGGGTCAGCGTCGCTTCCTGATAAGTCCAATAAGTGGTTTTTTCGCCCTGTTCTGAAGTTCGTGTAATACTCGTAACGTCCTTGCGGAGATATACGGTTCCAACAGTAACCTCAAGTGCAGTCGGTTGGACTGTGCTCTCGGCGTACTTGTAATTCAACTCCATGCGACTTTCCTCCTTTCGCAGTATAAAGACTGACGAGTTTTTGATATACTCGCTTCTCGTCGTATTTGTCATATCGTGAAACTTTTCGTTTCAATTGCTGGAAGCTGACACATGGTTTTATCCACTTCCGATACATCAAATAGGTATCGGTGCAGTCGATCCAGCCGAGATAAGACAACATTTGCCGAGCATCGAGTATGGTTGCTTTCTCCTTTTTGGAGATTTTGCGAGCTTTTCTCGTGGCCTTGTACATAATGGATTTTCGAAGAATCGTTCGATTACGATAAAAGCGAAATCCCATGAAGTCCAGGTCACGCCCCTGGTTGTTACCATAAGAAAAGCGAAAGACTTGCCAGTTCGCTTTAAGTTCCAAGCCAAGCTCCATTTCCAAATAATCGGAAATAGCTTGTCTCATGCGGTGCAAAACCCTCTTGTTACTTCCGAAAATGACCATGTCATCCATGTAGCGCATATAGTGCACGGCACAGAGCTGCTCCTTGATGAAATGATCTAAACCCTGCAAATACCAGTTAGAAAGCCATTGAGAAGTATAAAAACCAAGTGGAATACCAACCTCTGTGACATCGATAATGCAGAATAATAGCTCCAACATCTTCTCGTCATGAACGGTCTTCTTTAACTTGGCTTTCAAACAATCATGTGGAATAGTATCGAAGAAATGGCGAATATCCATTTTGAGGACATACTTACAATTCTTCGGGTCAGTCCTGATCCACTTCTCAATAACCTGCTTTCCTTTATGGGCACCTCTGCCCGGAAGACTGGCATAGCTGTGTTCATACATTCCCTTGCAGAACATCGGCTTCATGGCATTTACGATGCAATGCTGAACAAGCAGCTCTTCCATCGTAGGAACAATAATAGTGCGCTCCTTGCGAGTAATCCCATCATAAATGTAAACCGGCACATGCTCAGCGTTTTCGTAGTTGACTATCCAGTCTAAGGATTGTTCAACTGCGGCATCGTCAGACATGTGCCGGTGTTTCATGATTTTACGAAATCTCTTGCTGTGTTTTGCTTGTGACAGGGCGTACCTTCGGTTCGTTTCGGATATTGTTTTTTCGTACAAGTGGTTATAGGATTTCATGTTCTCTCTTATCCTCTCATCCGCTTTCGACTTATTCTCAGCTACTCACAGATGCTTGCACCGAGTTAATTTTCACCAAGTGGTGAGGAAGAGATGCGGATATCTCTTGCCATTTTGAAATGGCGGCATACACTGCATTATAGAGAGCTTCTTATGGATAAGATAGAGCCGCGCCATTGTTCGAGTTCGAATTGGACGCCGTATTGTTCAGATTAGCGTAGAAAGGACCGACCATCAGGTCATTGTTCCAGTTACCGCCGACATACGCGCTGGGCGCAGTGTATACCCCTAATATTTAATTGTTTTCGTTTACCCGGCGAACCTAAGGTTCTCCCGTCCTCTCCTCGCTACTTACGCAGCAGCAAGCGGTTTACAAGAGAGAGCCGCGCCATCGGTCGAGGCCGAATGGGCCGCCGTAGTGGCCAGATGAGCGCAGAAAGGACCGACCATCACGGCATTGGCCCAGCAACCGCCGACATACACATAATTGACCTGGCTGTTATTATACCACATACCGTCAGCCTCATAAGTGCTGCTGGAACCACTTGCAGTAACAGGCAGCCGTCCGAATGCTTCCGTCTTCATACTGGAAATATAACCGCCGGAAGTTCCAGCCGGGGTAGCATTTGCGATAGTCTTATAACCGCTGCCGTCCGTATTGTAGTCGGTTGCAGTAGAACCATCATGCGTACCACGAGTCAGCTTAACCTTCTGCGTACCATTGGCATTGATCCAGCCAGCAGTACGACGCCACAGGTTACCCCAGACATTCTCCATACCGAAGACCTTCACACCGGAGGTCTGGTCGTTGGAACCCCAGAACATACCCTTAGTATTCATCGTACCGGGAGCAATAGCATTGCTGTTGGAACTCTTGCACCGTCCGTAACCGAATGCAGTCTGGCACTCAGTAGAACGAGCCATCATAACCAACAGATCCTGAAGCAGAAGTCTGTCAGCCAGCACTTCGGTGTACCAGTCATCACCGTTTGCTATCGCAGCGTTAATGTCAGCAGACGCAGTCATGTTAACATTATTTCCTTTACCGCTAAGAGATCTCAATCTGCCGTTCACCGAAGACCCAAAATAAATCGGAGTATAGAAATGGTCGATCTGGTTGTTATTGCGGTCGTAGTTACACCAGCAATCCCAGTCGGCATCCTGCGGGGTGTCGGAGCAGCGGAAATGATAGACGCCGTTCGACTCCCAACGCTTCGTGTAGATCTTCGGCCATTCCATCATGGCATTGCCGTCAAAGGAAGAGTCTGCAATCTTGGAAACAGAACCGTCAACCTTCCTGGTATAGTCGTTAGGATTAAGATAATGGTCAACCTTTCCGGCGTAAGTCAGCATGCAAGGACGAGGCATGAATTTTTCGCCCGGATCAAATGCCCAACCACCATAGTTGAACTTACCGGTGCTGAAATTCATAGCCGCCGGAGTAAATGCCGCATTATCCACATCAGAAGGATAAGTTACTCGTCCTGTGGGGCTGGAGGTTGCCTTGACCAGGTCATAGCCAAACAGATAGTCTCTCTTCTTCGGCGTTACACTGGTTCTGTTTGCCTCGCTGCGATTGTAAGCACCGGTGCTAGTGTAAGGAAATGCGGAATAGTAATACACCACACCAACCGTCACATTAGTATCCGTATAAGTACCGTTCGCAGTGATGTTCTTGAACAGTTCTCCCTCCGCTTCACTGGTCGGGTAACCAGTTGTGCTCCTACGGATAACTGCGCCGGCTACACCACTCGGCAACTTCGCCGTAATCTCAACTTTAACGGTGTCAGATGCTGAAACATATACCGATTTAGCGGAAAACTCCTGCATCGGCTCCGGTTCATTTACTACAGCGCGATTAGACTTATTTCGATTATACACACCCTGCGTGGTATAAGGAAAAGCGGCATAGTAGTAGGTTCCGGTCGATGACAGCCCAGAATCCATAAAAGTTGTGGATTCCTTAATATCGGCGACAAGATCGCCGTCGAATTCGTCCTTCGGATAATCAGTCGTTTTCCTTCGGATAATCGCACCTTTCACGGTGCAAAGTGTCTGTCCATTTACTACTGTGTCATTAGGGAGTGTAGCTGTGATAAAAACACGATACTGTCCCTGGGGCATACCGCCATGCGCAGTAAATGCCAGCATATTAGACGGCTCAATGCCGCCGAAGAAGTGTCGGTTTTTACCGAAAATCAGATCTTCTTCTGCCATTTTGATTGTTCTCCTTTCGCTTTAAGAATAAGTGACAACGGTACTGATAAGCTTGCCGTCGGAGTCAAAAGTTTTGACGGCTCTCGCCACCTCTGCCCCCGCTGCACTCTTCAACACATTTGTCATCGTCAGGAATCCATCAGAGAAAGTCTTCGTCAGGATTCTACCATCGCTCGCAGTCGAAGTGATAACAGTACCATCATCCGAAAACTCCTTGGTTCCGTCTTCAAAGCCAACCAGTAAAATCCGCTTGACCTCTTCCTTGTCGATCTCAAGTTGCAGATTACCGGCGACATCGCCGCTTAGCTGATCTTTCATCTGATTATACCAGGCAAGAAAATCAGCCTGTTCAGATGCGATCCACTGGTCAAGAACGGTCTGCTCCTGTTGGAGGTCCGCTTTCATTTTATTGAACCAAGCCGTGAAATCGCTTTCCTCCTGAGCAATCCAGTCATCGACTTCCTTAGATCGTGCATCAGTAAACCGATCAAGCTCATCCTGCCATTTGCCAAGCAGCTCGTCCAGACTGATTGCCTGGAGAATGCCGGTTACAAACGGCGTAGACTCTGTGCCGACCATAGGGGTAATGTCAGCTTGGTTGATGACCGCAGTGCCGTATTTTCTGTAAATATAACAGAGAGGGTACTGATGGACATTTCCCTCGTTCGTCAAAGTCGGTCTCGACGGTGCGCTGGACGGATTACCCTTGACAAATTTGATGGTGTTCTCACGC